TTAAGCTGATGGCGGCGCTTGGTGGTGCGGTTACGAATCCAACTCCCACGCCGACACCAGTAGCGACTCCAAGTCCTACGCCGCTTCCAAGTCCATCGCCAACACCACCAACAACGCCGAGCGTTTGCGCGATGGCAGCTAATAGTCCGGTGGTGCCTGAATGGGGATCTGGAAAACTGGTGGTGACGTTTAATGGACTGACTCAATCCGGGACGGTAAGCGTGAGCGCAACTTCAGGACAGGTAACAGTGAGTCCACAATCTAAACCGGTTAGTGGCACTTCGATGATTGCGGAGTTTCTACTGCAGGCAAAGAAGAAGTCGAGCAGCGTTGTTGTTACAGGTCCGTGTGGAAGTAAGACAGTTAATGTGGTGGTGCAGTGAGATGCGTACAATCCGAACACCAAAAAAAAGAGAGGCGTTTCTCACTGAGCTAAGCAGCACAAACGGTAACGTATCTCAGGCATGTGCGGCTGCGGGAATCAGCCGGACGGCGGCTTACGCATGGCGCACGAAAGATGAGGATTTCGCTACGGCTTGGGATGATACTGTTGAGGCTAGCACGGAAGCTTTAGAGCAGGAGATATACCGACGAGCACATCAAGGTGTTGACAAGCCCGTCTTCTATCAAGGTGCAGAATGCGGAACGGTGCGGGAATATAGCGACACGTTGGCTATGTTCATTCTGAAGGGAAGGCGTCCCGAGAAGTATCGAGAGCGAACCGAGATCACCGGTAAAGACGGTGGCCCAATCCGTATTACTAAAGCTGAAGATCTGACCGATGACGAACTTGCAGCAATCGCCGCCCGCTGATATCCCGCCCGCGACTGCCGCGCGCGAACTGTTACGCCGCAGGGAGGCACGTAGCGGCCTACTCGCCTTTACTCAATACACAAAACCAGAATACGAGACCAACTGGCATCACGAGGCGCTCTGTGGCTATCTAGATCGGCTTGTGTCCGGCGATATCACACGGCTAATGGTCTTCATGCCACAGCGGCAAGGTAAATCAGAGCTGGTATCCCGCAGGCTGCCTGCCTATGTATTTGGAAAGAATCCGAAAGCGTCTGTGATGGGGTGTTCTTATGCGGCGGACTTGTCATCGCGAATGAATCGAGACGTCCAGCGCATTATCGATTCATCTGAATACCTGAGAGTATTCCCCGAGACACGTCTGTATGGGAAGAACGTCCGAGCAACCGCTGAGGGAAGCTATCTACGCAACTCTGACATCTTTGAAATCGTGGACTATCTAGGTGTTTATCGCTCTGCGGGCGTGGGCGGTGGTATCACCGGCATGGGGTTCGACTTCGGAATCATTGATGATCCGGTTAAAGATCCAAAGGACGCTGAGTCGGAAGTGGTGCGAGAGAGTTTATGGGAGTGGTACACCGGTGCATTTTGGACTCGCCAAGCACCGAAGGCCCGTATCCTGCTCACCATGACCCGTTGGCACCACGACGACTTAGCGGGGCGATTACTTAAGCTTGCCGAAGAAGACCCGTCCGCCGATCAATGGAGCGTGCTGAAGCTTCCCGGTATCTGCGAAGATCCGACGCCTGAATACGAGCAACGACAAGTAGGTGAACCGTTATGGCCCGCGCGCGCGGATGAGAAGTATTACGCCTCCATGAAGGCGAACAATCCGCGTCAGTACGAGTCCATGTGTCAGCAGAACCCGACGCCGCGGGAGGGCGGGATGTTCAAGTTGAGTTTCTTGCCTATCGTGCCCGCAAGCCCTGTAGAGGCCACGAGAATCCGTTATTGGGATCTAGGGGGCAGCGATTCAAGCAAGGCGGACTTTTCTGTGGGCTGTCTCATGTCGCGCTCAGAAGAAGGACTGTTCTACGTGGAAGACGTGAAGCGCGGTCAGTGGTCGCCCAAGGAACGCAACGAACAAATGAGAGTCACGGCTGAAGCCGACAGTAAGAAGTTTCCTGATATTAAGACGTGGATCGAGAAGGTTCCCGGCCTCGCCGTAGAGGTTATTGACAACATTGTTCGATACCTGGCGGGCTACTCAGTTCATACCGAGATGGCGAAAAATGATAAAGTGACACGAGCCGATCCTCTCGCCAGTCAGTGCGAAGCCAATAACGTAAAGATCGTAAAGGGTAATTGGAACGTATCATTTCGCGACGAACTAACCGCCTTCCCGCATGGCGCGAACGACGATCAGGTGGACGCTGCGAGTGGAGCGTTTTCAAAGTTAGCAAGGAAGCGAGAGTGGGCGATCTATGGCTGAGCGCAGACTAATCGAACGTATTACGGATGCCGTCACGTCTCTGCGTGATCCGATCCCCGTCAAAACTCTCGGTGATATTGAGACTAAGGCAGAAAAGGTTCAGGCACCGCAAGACAGGCCGGACTTTGGGCAGTACGCCGGAAATTTGTACCAAGGATGGCAATGGAGATCCGATACCAACGCCGAATGCAAAGCCGACATAAACACGCTTGATAATTCGTCGCTCATCATGGCGATTGTTAACTGGACCGGAGTGAACCTTGCAGAAGCGTTGCCAGCCGTTTTTAAGCCGGACGCTAAGGGCATTTTCCAGATCGATCCGGGCAACCCGGCGGCTGATCTGATTCGCCGGCCTAATCCCTTCTTCACGTGGGCCGACTACTGCCAAGCCGGTGCCTTTGATTGGTGGATGGGCGACTGGTACATGAAAAAGGTAAGGGATGTCACAGGAGCGTTGATTGAACTGTGGTATTTGCCGAAGTTACTGATCAAGGCGAGATGGCCTTTTGATGGTGGTAGCCCTGAAGTCCCCTTGAATGAAGTGGAAGGAGACCCGTATCAGGCATTCATTTCGCACTACCAGTACAACCGACCTGGCAAATCCCCGGAGCTGATTAAGAAGTCGGACATGGTTCACATTAAGCATGGCGTGAACCGCCGTAATCCGCGCGAGGGGGAGTGCGTATGGGAATCGGTATTGACAGAGGTCTACGGTGATAACGCCGTAGCGAGATTCTCAGCCACGCTAATGAAGAACATGGGCCTTGTGCGCTACTTCCTGTCGCCAAAAGATAAGGACACCGGGCCGAATGAAACACAGGCTCGCGCAATGCAGGAACAGTTTATGCAGGCGACATCAGGGGCTAACGCGGGTAAGCCTCTAGTGGGCACTGGGGCGATGGACGTAACGAAACTAACTTTCAGCCCGCAAGAGCTTGACCTGAAAGAACTGCAAAAGGAACCACAGTCCCGTGTGGCGGGCGTTGCTGGCGTTCCCGCTATTCTTGTTCAGTACATTGTCGGACTGGAGCATGGGCATTACGGAGCCGCTTACGAGCAGGCAAGACAGCAGGGCTACGAGTCGGTAATTATTCCGATTCAAAACCACATCTCCGAGGATCTTACATGGCAGGTGTTGCCCGAATTAGATAAGACAAAAGGTGCCAGACTCGGCTTTGACATCTCCAAGGTTCGAGTTTTACAGGAAGACAGAGACAACCTTTACAAACGAGAGTCGGACGCGCTTCGAGCGGGCGGCATTACAATCAACCAGTTCTTAACCTCGATTGGCAAAGACACGATACCGGAGGGTGACATTTACCTGGTGCCCTCATTGTCCACACCAATGACGGTTGAGAAGTTAAAAGAGATCGCGGCAGATATGACGCCTAAACCCGCAACGCCCGCGCCCGACCCGGCCACGTTAGCAAAGTTTGCGGACATTGATCGTGTGATATCTGAGGTCGAGGCGCAGATGAAAGACTTCGTTCTCAAAGATGGTACTTACTGAAAAAGTCGCTCGATTAAAACTCCACGGCCTGAATGCGGTGAAGCTCGCAATGCTGTGGGAAGAAAAGATCCGTGTCGCTGGGGAGAAGGACGCGGAGCGGTTCTATCTTGAGCTCGGGCACAATCACATAGAGCGCAAAGGCTTTGAGTTCGAAGGCTTAATGCTCTCTCGCGAACCTAAAGAGCACGAAAAGATCGCGGTCAAAGGAATACATGGCGCTCAAGAATCAGCAAAGGAATCAATCGGCAAGATACTTCTTGATCTCCGTAAAGAGTTGATCGCGGATGGTCTGAAAGCATTTAAAAGGCTCAGCCCCCCCCCTGACCTTGAATCGTTCCCACAAGCCGGCAAAGAATCGCGCGCAGCGGTGCGC